GGGTGGGTACAGTTACAGTACCTGTGAATGTGGGGGAAGCAAGAGGGGCTTTTAAATCTAAAGCACTTTGCAATCCTGACGTCTTTGCAATAGACAGTGCAGAGTCTGCGATAGCGGTAGCGTTTCCGACAGAGGTAACTACACCTGTTAAATTAGCATTGGTGGTGACATTACCAGCCGTGAGACCTGAGGCGGTGCCAGTGATGTTGGTACCAACAAGAGTAGACGGAGTGCCGAGGTTTGGGGTGGTGAGAACAGGAGAGGTTAAAGTTTTGTTGGTGAGTGTGTCGGTACTTGAGATGGTCGGAACGACGACACCCTCAACTGCAATCATACCAGCTGCGCTTCTTGTTATAGTCGTATCAGTTGCATGACCAACATTAACACCTGCAAATTGCGGACTATCTGTAGTAGCCAGTCCAAGAGAGGCACGGGTGGGGAGAGTTTGATCACCGGTGTTAGTACCACTAGTGTTACCAATCACCACCTTCTCCGCATCGGTCACATAGTTATCATCAGCACCGAGAGTAGCAGCGTAAAGATTACCAAGCATTACTTTAATGTTCGCCCACGTTATACTCTTGGCTACCTCCGAGACATCAGATACATCACCAACAACAACCACATCAGTATCTTCAAGGGTAGTGAGTGCTGTTAAATCTTTCGGTTCTTTGTTTGTACTATAAGACATATTTATATAATTATAACACGTTATGCACTGAGATTGGCGGGGGTTTCGTTACCCCTGTGTTGCTACTGCCCCCCCTCCTAGCAATAGAAAGATAAGCGGTAGGGACTCTCCTGCACTTGGATTCTTCATCTTAAATGAAGGTGCTACACTATTGATACGAGCTTTAACTTCTGGAGTGAGATCGATGTATTGTTGGGTTTGAGAAGATGTTTTTGCCGATAAATCAAAATTTTTAGTAAATCCATTTCCGAGTCCCATATCTACCGTCTTAACCTCCGCCCCAGTTAGTTTCTTCACAATGTTACGCACCTGCTTGTCGTAGAGGTTCTTCGCCCATTCACCACCAAAAGAAAGACCTTCACCTGATAGAGTGCCAGTTTCTTTCTCCATGATTTTGTCTGCGAGACCTTTACCGAGTATTTCGTCTAGTTTTTTACCCTCTAAAGAGTTTTGGGTAGCTTTGTACACTACCCCTGTGTTATCAGTATATAAAGTAATATCACCACCAGTAACTGGGGTTATTCTTATTTCATTCATACCTTTATCATATTCACCTTTTTTCCACCGCACATTAGCTACATGCGTAGCCAAGTTATACCTCGCACTTGTCTGTTCTCCGTTAATCCAAGCAAAGCGGTCTGCTCCACTGTCTACTGCTTCGATGAGAGCACGCTTAGTGGTGGGGATTTGCCAGTCTTTGAGGAGGGGGTTGTTAGGGATTTGACCAGATATTATCGCCTCTTTATTTAAGATGTAGTTACCAAATGAACTATATTGATTTTTCCACTCAGGAAACTCTTGTTTTAGTTTCTCCGTAAGCTCTGTTGCTCTACTAATTTCAGTTGATGTCCTTTTTTCTCCTTTTATCTTTTTTTGTATAATTGCTTTCAGCTCGCTTATTTCAGAACCAGAATTTGTTTTAATAAACCCCTTATCCCTCCCCTCTCTCGCCCAGTCACTCTGTAGCTCCTCCATAAAGGCATACTTCTTTCCGTCTACAGTCCGTTCGTTCATACGAATGTGAGAAATGACGTTTGGTTCAGACCAGTGGGAGGATTGGTATAGGTTTTCTTTAAAAGGATTTTTACCAAAACCAACAATCTCTCCGGACATATCTGTATCTACCTTAGTTGGTGCCTGAATCAATATCTCACGATAGTTCTCTCCACCGTCTAGGGTGTATGCAGAATACTTAGTTTTAGTCGCTCCTTTTAAGTAACGATTTAATTCTTCTACAGCTTCAGAATAGTTTTTTACTTTCTTTCCAAGAAGTCCTTCTAATTCAGCCACATAAAATCCATCTCCTTCATCTTGAATTGTAAACTTTCGATTTCCAAGAGTACCATTGAGGTTTTTATATTCTCCTGGTCGAGTTACATCTTTCCAAACAATGTCTGATTCTTTAGCCACTGACTTGTCATTCCTTACAGTCTCCACAGTCCCCATCAATTCCGGTGCGAACTCACTAGCTACCGCCCTTGTAGACTGTCCTTTAAGGTTGTCGTATTGATTCTTAGGGATAGCGTATTGCTTACTTCCTACCTTTATATAGGTCTTACCATTAGCAATCAGTGGCTTGATGACAGTGTTAACTGGTACTGTGAACTTGTTTCCAACAAGGTCTTTCATTACTACTTCACGCTTGGTTTTTAGTAGTGGGTCGGGGGTACCTTTGATATTTGGGTTTTCCCCATACTGACCATTCTTTTCTTGTGACTGTGTGTTAGACTTAGATATGTCTGTTTTACTTTTTGTATTTATCTTACTATATTGTGTATTTCGGCTGCCTACACTCTTTGATTGAAGAACCTCATCAAACTGAGCATCATTAAGAATATTATTTACTTCATTTGCAAGAGCGTTTTCACCGCCAAATGTATTCTTTAGTTTTAGCCGCCTTGCCACACTATCCATTTCATTAGCTATCGCTTTAGCGGTTGCTTCTGGTAATTTAGTTTTCTTGTTATAAACCATATCTGTATAGTCTCGCATAGTAACAAGGTCTTTATAAGAAGTTCCTTCTGGAATTCCTACACGCTTTGTAGACAACCCTATTGTTGGATTCTTTGCTGACTCTTTTATACTTTTAAGAAGAGATTTTAACTGAATCACAAGATATGCGTATACCTCCTTTAGTTCTGCAACCAATCCAAAATCACCAATCTTGATAGCAACTTTTTGTTGAGCTACGTTCTTTTTGATTTGACCCTCTACTTTGATAACCTCTTTAGTTTTAGGTGTTCCTTTTGGAGCACCAAGTGTTTTGTCTGGGGTATTTAAGTCTTTTACCGATGGTAGTCCAGCTTGTTTTCGTGCTGCATCTAATACTGGGTTAACTGGAATTCCCTTACCGCCTTTACCAAGGGAGGAGGCCATCATGCGACCCTTTATGAAACCACCTGCTTCACCGCCAATTACAGTACCGAAAGCCATACCTACTGACCCACCAACAGCACCTCCGGCGGCTCCACCAATTATGTTTCCTGATATTTGTGCGAAGTATTTACCCAGTTTTCCACCCTTTACTCGTCTACCATCAAGACTACTGATAAGCTCTAGGTCTTTGTAATATTTAGCTAACTCAGCGTTTATTCCTTTTACGTTGTATTTCTTACCATCAACTACTACTTCTACTTTTGATTTATTCTCAATAACTTCTTTATACGCTCGAGCCTTTGCTTTCTTAAAAGAAATGGTTGGGCTGTTATCTTTCTTATAGTCGATTGTTTTTGTCGTACTTGTCTTGAAATCCTGTACTTTTTCCAGTGGAATATTACCAAACTCATCAGTTCTCTTAGAGAGTCCTTTAGTAAAAGCGTCTAATTCTCTCTGGATACCCTTGAATGCTGACTTTAATGCCGCACCCTCCAATCCAGTGTTGCTAACATTAATTTTTAACGCTTGTGCCAACTCGTTAATATTCACTGTTGCACCTTCTCGTACAAGGTTATCTCTCACAATAGTCTCTCTGCCATCTATAGTTTCCCTTTTATATTGTTCGTATGCACCGCCTTTACCAAGAGTAGTCATCTTTCCGTCAGTATCAACTACGTTATTCCAAATATTAGCATCGGCAATTCTTGTTCTTGACGATGCGTTAGCATCAGAGCTTTTGTTCATATCCTTTCTGAGCTTGTTGTAACTGTTTTCTATATTATATAAATCTTGTTGTCGTTTAAGAGCTAACCTTTTATCAAGGGTATCAATGACTGTATTTTTAAGAACAGATACATCAGGTAATGAATCCACTCCCTTTTTTAATCCAGCTTCAACAACGTCATCTACTTTACCAGCACCAAAAAGGTCAGCAACTCCCATTGCATAGTTACCAGCAGCATCAGTTAGTTTTTTATATCTTGGATCATAAGCTCTACGTTCTGTAATATAATCCTTAGCTCCAAATAAAGCATCAGAGATAGCTTGGTTTGCACCCTGACTAACCAACAAACCACCCTCCGGGTTTCTAAAGTCCGTTCTTGTATCTTCTGCTTCTTGTATTTTCTGCATCTCTTGAGTAAATTTCTCTTTGATACGGTTTTCAACTGATTTGGGGAGTGCTAACTTACTTAGACCAATAAAAGCTTCACTAAGGAAATCTGAAATGCCACGAATGACCTTACCACCAGCAACTGTCGTTTTATCAGCAAAACTTGACAGTTCCGGGTCTTTGAATGTATCTAAGACTCCGTTTCCACTTCTGGATGCAGCTTGATTGAGTCCTGTGCCCATATCAAGGAAATCTTTTTTTATCTCTTGACCAGAGGTTAGTGAAACACCTTGGTTCTGCATAGAATTCCATTCTGCTCTTGTTATTTTAATAGGGGCCGGCTTAGTATCAACAATATCTGATGTAGTAGGTATCATTAACGGTTTAACACCGAATTTCTTTTCGTAATCTTCTTTGGTGATTTGTATAGGCATAATATTATTCTACTATTTCGTATTCATAGCCATCTGCACCAATCACAATGTTTGAATTCTGAGTATAACCACCTGTTTTTGCCTTAACTGCTGCTTCGTACTTACCAACAAAAGTTTCCAATCTGTTTACCTCTGAAAGTAATTGCTTGGGTGTCATATTGTCTGGCTGTAATCGTGTAGCTGTTGCCTTCATAGCTTGAACGTCATAGTTAGACATCTGTGGCCCAAAGAACTTCTTAATCTCAGGATCTGTCGCTAAAGTTAGCATATTTGAACTAAGTGTTTCTGCGTACACTTTTAAATTATCCAAGTCTGAACTACCAGTGAATGTTCTTCCAAAGAATTCTGAAAATGGTGTCTGCGATGCTTTCTTGTACAATGGGTTGTAAGCCTCTTTACCTAATTTTTCATTAGCTTCCCTTCCTTTAATACGTTCAATAGAGTCCCGAAGAAGTGCGATTTTATCTAATTCACCACCCGCTGAAGTATCCCCTGCTGGTTTAGTCTCTTGTGTAAACTTATTTACCCACATAGAAACCCCGTTCACATCTTTCATCTCCCAATCTGATGTCCTTGCCACCGGCTTCCTTACCTGACTCTGTAACACAGCGATGTCTGCTTTAAAGGTTGGTGATTTCTCATCAAGTGCCATGATTCGACCAGCAAGTGTGGACTGTCCAAACTCCATAGCCGTCTGCGCTAGGTCACTCGCCAACAATAAATTTCTATCTTCTACCTGATACGCACGATTCTGTTCAGCACGCTTAGCCTCGGCAACTCGTGATTCTTGTGCGTTCAAAAAACCAGCAATAGCATCTATTTTGTTTGTTTCATACTGATACCGAGCTTGTGCATCGGCAGCCTTGGCGGTGTATAGTTGAGCCACATACAACCGTGCTGACTCTAAGTCACTCTGTGCGGCAGCTAATTGTGCTTGAACAGGTAAGGCAGCGATAGCGGCTTCACGACCAATGCGTGCTTGCTCACCACCAAGAAAACCACTTGTTTGACCGCGACCTTGACCCTCAAGAGCAAGTTGTTGCGCATCTCGTTGTGCGATTATTTGGTTGATTTGATTTTGATATGAACTGACTCGTTGCTCATACGGTTTTATTTCATTTCTTTGATCACGAACTAAACTCTCATTTATTCCATTTACATTATCAAAAGCATCTTGCTTGGCACCAAGTGTTTGCGTTACTATTTGTTGAAACTTATCTATTGCTTGTGGTGTATTGACAAATCCCTTTCCCTGTTCCAACGTATACGCACCATTTGAACCAGTAGCTAGTGAGCTGTTTATACTATCAGTTAACGAAGTCAAGTCATTGACTGGTGGTTTGGTCGGCAACTCTACCTTAGGTATTGGTTGCAAGTCTTGCGATGTAATCGTCTGAACATTCGATTTAGGTTTTGACCTATCATAGGATGCCTTAACATCTTTATTTATAAAAGATTGATTTGATATTTTTTCTACTGCAGATGAAGATGCTTTGGTATTTGGATTGTATGCACTCCCCAGCATAGCCTTAGCCCTAGCAACTGTTTGCGAGACTGTTTCATTTCCGACTGATGTTTTAGTTTTTACACTAGAGCTTTTAGTTGCCATATTATTTATAATTATACCATTATTTATAATTGTGTACCTACGATACTCCACGTATTCGCGGCACTACAAACTCTTAACTTGCCAGTAACTACACACAATTCTCCGACTTCACACGTTGCTGGGGTAGCACTATACACCGGCACTTTAATACGTGAGTTGAAGCGACAGTATTTATTAAAATCTTGGCTACCAGAAAAGTTACCCTTAAAGTATTCAGCTTGAAGTGACTCCATTTGCTGTTTCAGTATATTCAATTGTGTTTGTAAGTCGTTTGGCATATTATGGTGTGTCGTTTATTGTCGCCTTGACTGAAAATCCAGTGATTTCCAGACCACCTGTGCTCTCTATTCTAAACTCATACTCCTTGCCACTAGCGAAAGCATTACCAGTGGCTTCAATACCAAGAAAAGTATGCGATAACTCACCAATGGTATTAAATGTACCGATCGTAGTCCATGCAGTCGCACCATCTACTCGATACTTTGCTGTTAAGCTCTCACCACTAGCTAGTTTCTTGAATGAAACCTTGAGGGCGTACAACGTCTTATCACTGAACACATCGCCAAAGTCGAGTATTTGTGACTCATACACACTGGTAAACGCGTAAACACTGGCATCATTTGTCTTATCAAGACTACCGTCCCCTGAGTGAGTGATGAAGAAGAAGTTTGCAGCACTACCCCACGCTTGTATCCCGCTTGTGTTTATATTCTCATCAACTATATCAAGGGTAAGTGAAAAGGGATAATTAACATTCTTACGACCAAATGACCATAAGCCCTCAACATACTCAGTCCCTGAAGAATTTGTCATTATTTTGGCAGCGAAGAACAGTCGGTTGTTCTTAATCGTCTTATTGAGTGGAATTGATTTACCTGTCAATACTTGCGTAAATACCTCTTTCACTACCTGAGGCACACCACCTTGGTATACCTGAATAATCATTGAACCCTTACCAGCACCAGTAGTGTTATTCAAGTAACGATCAGTGACACCGACAAGCATACCTTCAATACTTTCTAATACACGCAACTCGCCCTCTCCCCAATCAATCGCCTCCTGTACCTCGGTACTCGTACCATCCCATAGGAACACTTTTGATACACCATTAAAGTTAGAAATAGGTGCACAAGCGATTGCAATATACTTACCATAGTTAGCCAATGAGGTGATTTTGAAATTAGATGGTAGTACCAAGTAACCATCACTAAACGTAGTAGCGTCTGTAGCCCTCCAAATGCGATTATTGTAGGCAAGGTATAGGTAATCATTAAATATCAATCCCTGAGCCACAGAGGTAATGGTAGTCCCTGTGGTAGACACTGAGTTGGTGATCGTGGGAGTACCAGATAATAATCCCCACTTGAATATCTGATTAGTACCCTGAAAGCCCCAGAGATAGTCTTTGTATTCTACGAGGCAACCGTTCTTGACCGCACCGTTTCCTTCACTCGAAGCGGGGAGTGTCCAATTACCTAGGGAAGCATCGGCCTTGTACACAATCTTAGTGTTTCCACCGCCTGTTCGACCAAGACCGTATAGTTTCGCACTAGCGGAGTGGTAGAGGAAGTCTTTGACCATATACGCCTTCATTCCAGTTTCTGTCGTGCCGTCATTAGTATCAGCCTCAAGTGAGCGGTATGGAATGAGTCGATTTGGTTGCGAGAATACGTCAAAGTGTCTCGTAATAGAAAACTTACTGGCGTTTTGCTCTCGGATGTCATCACTAATGCCACCAGAGAAGTTGTTTACGGTGATTTGGGTGAGTTTAGACATACTATGAGTAATATTCTGTTACAATGACGATTCCTGGCGCGCCTGCTGATGCTTGATTAAAGCCCGCACTCGTCCATTCATAAGCACCTACTCCTCCTGCCCCATATCCCTGCGGAATAATCCCAGAACCCTCGGTCGTATTATTCATTACTCCACCGACTCCTAAAACCGAATCAGCACCTCGGCATATACTAATGCTGGTTACAACCAAAGACATACCGTTAGCCTGACCTTTAATATTTATATCACCACCAGTCGCAGAACCTCCATCTTGAATATTTGTTTTTATTAGAGAATTTGCTGGTGCGCCTCCTGCGGTGAAATGACTACCAAAGGTAGTGTTTCCTCCAGCTCCACCAGCAGTCGGGGTAGTGCCGCTTACACCCGCGGTTCCGCCCGCACCAATCGTTACGGTTTCTGTAGCACCTAATGCTGACGCAAGAATGGTTTTCTTGCAATATCCCCCGGCTGAACCTCCTTTACCAATACCAGGTGAAGCAGCGGTTTCATCACCACTTCCACCAGCCCCGCCACCGACAGCTTCAACAATTATGTATTTAAGACCAGGGTCTTTTGTCCAAGTGCCTGATGCTGTAAATGTCACCACTTGTGGCGCTTTGTAAGCTGGATTAGATATAGCTTCCTCCGTCACAAACTTATTAGTTGCACTTGGTGTACCAAAGTCACCACCACCTGCAAGGGCTAATACTGTATCAGAGTTACCATTAGCATCTACATACGCCTTGACCGCTTTTTGTGTCGGTATCTTCAAATCACTATCAGCCGATAGGGTAGTATCCGCATCCAACACACTAGTCTCCAACTTATCAGTATTAAGTGCTGAGAAGTTATTATTTATATCAGCTCGACTGTTGGTAATTAAATCACCTGCTTGTATGGTTTGAAGTGTACTCATGGCTTATTAAAATTAGTGATACTAGTAACCGCCTTGACGACGTTATCTATTAGCTTCGACACCGCCAGCCAAGTCCTCGATTCAGTTACCCATGTTAATTGGATGCTTTCCCACGTTTCACCCACCGATGTTTTAGCCACGTTGGTCATTCCTCCAAGACCAAGCGCACCGATAATTAAACGAAACGTACTACCAACAAGTAAGTTAAACCCATCACCAATATTTAAATTGGTTTCCAGTGTGGCTACGTCTGGCTTGTCTAAATTTATCATATTGAATTGATTACTGTTGGCATCATTACTGCTACCTCATCGGTGTTACGAATGGCAAAATATTGCTTCATTTTTGCTTCCTCTTTTTGTAGCTCAACACTAAGTGGTTGTAGATTTTGCAGTCCGAGTGTCAAAGCGCAATCATATGCTGAAGCAATCACAAAACCCCGATGAAGAAGTGGCGATACGCCCGGCTCTTTTGTGGTATCAGTATCAGTAAAGTATGAGCCAGTACGTTGGAAGTAAAACTTGAGTCCAGCCGTTACGCTAACTGCTGGAGTTGGGTATAGTCGAATAATGTTGTCGGCAATCTTATCATAATATTCTGGTGTACCAGTATCTTTATAAATCTCATCAAGTGCAATATCTACGTTTGCTTCATCGAATGGAATGAGCTTGCGATAGTTGCCATTTTCGTCTAATAAGTCTATGCGACTGAGATTAAGAATTGAGTTACCCTGCTCATCAGTTAAGAATGAGTAATCCGATTGGTCAGCATTAAGATTGGTGGTGCCAATTGGAAGTTTAGAATGGTTACTGTCATCCCACTGAAACCGTCTGTCAGCACCGACTGCATAACCAGTAACTGTATCTAGCCAATTATTAAATGAGTTAACAATCCGCACAGTCGGCCATTGTGTAGCATCTACACGACACATCGCTCGCACTTGTTGTACACCCCCTGTTCCTCCTACAGAATCGCTAAATTGCATAATGATGATTATTATTAGTGGGCTAGTTACCCTATACAACCTCCCATTACTGGGGGGCTGTAAGGAAAACTAGGCGACTAATACATCAAACACGATTGGTGCTCGCTTGTCCCAAACTTTGAACTTGCGGTCAATACGAGTTTCAAGTCCTACACCTGAGATTTGTGCGCCACCAACAACTGGGTTAGTGATAGTCTTGACACGACCATAAGTTGACTTAACAACATAGGCGGTCATAGCATTCTTCACGCCAGCAAAAACGTGTCCTGCGACATTCTTTGAAGTTGAATAGTGCTCCATTCCCATATAACGGAAACCTTGCTTAATACCATTCTTGAGTACGTCATCTGCGGTTTGGAATCCTTCGGATGAAGCAAGACTCTCCACAAGAGTATAGTCAGCTTCACGCCATTGGATGAAACCACCGTTACGATTGAGCATTTCTGCACCTCCAGCAGCGCGGATAGCTTCTTTGATATTACCGATAATATCCTTGATGTTAGTTATCGCAACAGTGATGTTTCCAGCAACACCACCAATACTAGCGTTATCGAAGTTAGTCCACTGTGCGTGCTCAGCGAGCATTGCAGTTTCCATACCTTCATTAAGCACAGTAGCCATATTGTCTGCAATCTCCATAAAGTCTGAGAAAGACTTTTGAGCGAGGTCTGCATCGTCAATGTGCATTGCTGAACCTACATAATCACTAATAGTTACCGATGAATCAACGGTTGCAACTGCAACTGATGTATACCCTGTTCCACGAGTACCTGTGTACTGTGTAGCATCGGTTAGGTATGGGTTCTTAACTACACCTGAGTTGGTGTACTTTACTTCACAAATTTCCTTCCAGATCATTGGAGCGTCGAGTCGCTCCTGCAATTTTGTCTCGATTTCTAAGGTTGGTACGATAGACATTTTACTGATATTTAATTTCTAATATCAGATGGTGTTTGTTATGAATTATAGAAATGTGATCCACTTCCCTCCTTCTTTTCTTTGGCAATTAATACTTGTCTGCGCATTTCCTTTGGCACTTCCGCAAATGGTTTATTGAGCCAATAGTCTGTGCTGTCAGTAGCTGAGTTGCCAGTTCTTTTTCCGGTTGGAGTAGCCTCTGCGGTCTGTTTGATAGCTCGTTGCTTCTCAAGTTTTGCCTGGAAGTAATCATTATCAATCAGTCCATCAATATCTCCACCAAATCGTTTTAATTCTTCTTTTACAAAGTCAAACTCATCAGCTTTGATACCAGATGCTTTAAGGTACGCTTTTACGTCATATCCAAATCCATCTGATTTCTTCTCTTCTTTTGGTTCTTTATTCTTATTGCGTTCTAAGATTGCTTTGTTTTTAAGAGCTTCCGCCTTCCAATACTCAACTCCTTGTTCTTCTTCTTGAGTTTCTTGAGTTTCTTGAGTTTCTTCGGTGGCTTCCTCTGTAGATGTTTCAAGGTCTACCTCCTGATTTTCATCGTTTAACATAGTGATGGTCTAGATTTTTAAAATGTGCTATTGAGCAAAGTTGCACTTCTTGTTACTAATTATTATACCACATTTTTGCGTGTCAATACTATTCGTAAATAAACGCGGGATTGTACCCTGTGTGCTTTTTACTTATATCATCAACAACAACTTCTTCCTCTACTGCTTCCTCTGGTTCTGGTTTTCCAATAATCGCATCTATTACTTTCTTAAGTCTTGCCATATTTATATTGCCTCATTAAAAGGAGATTCAACCGCCTCTGCTTTTTCGGCTTTAATTTTTACTAATTGTTTCCAAGCATTCTCTAATGCAGTAATACCAAACCAAGTGCCACGAAGATGCGCACCAAGTTGTTCATCTGGGATAGGATTATCACCTGCAAGAGCAACCAGTGCGAACGCACCATTAATGAGTGGATTATGATCACCTTTTTTCGTTACAACACCATGTGTGTATAAACCAGAGAGCAACACCTTACGCACTGCTTCCTGCATTTCTTTATCTTTATTAAACTGTTCAATTTTTGTCACTTCAAGTGGTGACAGAATTTGTGTGTAATCCATATTATTATGCTGTTATTGGTAATGGTTGTGCTTCTTCTACTTTGGGCACAGTTATCCGTGAGAAGTTAATTGGGCTGAGTCCACTCGCCTCAATCATTTCATTAAACGGAATACTCAATCCTGGAATTTGAGCAAATGCTTGCGGATTTGCAATAATTTCACGGAAGATGTTTGTCATCTTGTCAGCATCTTCTGCGAAACGCTTTTGCTTGCCCTTTATATTAACATACACATCCATTGGTAAGTTATCTAATTCACCCTTCAAGATTTCAAAGAATTTACGGTTGCCACCCTTTCTAAATACTTCTTTCTTGAGCTTAGTGAGCTCCTCTCGGGTGGTGTCATCAACATCTTTACCATCAAGTACAAGTTTGATAATCTCACGCTCGACTTGGTTACTCACAATCACATCACTGATTTCTTCAAGTTCCTCGTAGGTCAATTCCTCACTAAACTTCTTACCACCGTTCATTTCCTTAACGAGATACCCTAATATCAAATCGCGGTATAATACATCAGCGAAGAATGTTGCAATTTTACCTTGGCGATAAGTGTGAATTCCTTGACCTTCAACGTGAACAATCTCAGTTGTACCAAGTGGTGTACCAGATGACGGAGTGTTGCCAAGAGCGAGGTCACTAGCTGAACCGAGTTCACGAGCAAGGTTTTGGTTCGTAACTTGATACCCTTGAAACGCTTGCAAGTTCTGTAGCGTGCCATCGAGTCGTTGAGTAGATGCACCTTTCTCTTGTTTGATAATTGTATTTTGTTTCAGGTCTTTGAGGTTTTGATTACCAAGTTCTTCACTATCGGTAATGAGCACGTTAATAGCCGAGTCCATGAGTTCCTTAATCTTGATACCAGCGTAGTTGTTCCACACTAGCGGTTCAAACAATGATTCAACAATAGACTTACCACAAGCGCGACCTCTTGAACGTACTTGGTCAATCTTCAATGCTTTGAATACCTCTGTCAGCGGCTTGTCCTTGCCCTTGTAGAGCGTTATACCACTCTTGTTGCCGTTTGCATCATGGTAGTAGGCAATTATGTGCATTTGGTCAGAATACTCGCCATACTTGCCATTATCAAGCCATGAGTCCGGTAAGTTACCCCGCAACTCAAAGACTTCAATATACTTTCCGGGGGTCTTGGCTGATTGGTCATTAGCAAGTGATACTTTCTTTTCTGAAACTGCTTCACGAATAGCGAAGTCAATCATGTCAGCATCCCACTTACCTTTCATTGAAATGAGTTCAGCCGTGGTGTATTGGTGTCGAAGACAGATTGGACCAGCAAGTACGTCAGTCTGGTCACAGAAAGAAATAGTGGTGAGGTCAACCACTTCTGGTTTCACGTTATTAACATCTTTTATCAACACCAAGTCATAGATGATTGATGTTTCAACTACTTCATCAATAAACGTATCAAGCTCATGCTCTCGTGCCCACTTCGGGTGATACTTCTTAATCAAAAAAGATTTGTAATAATTCTGTGCATCGTTTACATACGGCACAATGTCTTTCACATCAAATCCCTCGGAACGAAATGCTACGTTGATGATTGGTGTAACAATATCGTTGTATGGGCGATTGCCGTCATTCTTACCGGAATGGAACCAACCATTTGATACGTTCTTGCAACGTTGGATATGTTCATACATCAACCATTCTTTTGAGTTGGTGATCGGAATTGGTGTAGTCTTCCAATTATTACTCTCAGAAGTGATATACGAGAATACATCTTTTTGGTCTAATGATTCAGCCATATTATTGTAATAATAAATTATTTATGAAAACTTGTCGGTGGAACGCATCACTAAAGACTCTTTTTGCGGGTATTAGTAATAACCTACGTTCAACTAATTGATTACCATTTTTTACTGTGACATACATTTCAGTATGAAGTTGCTTTGGTTTTACTTCTTCAATTGCCACCGCAACATCATCTGTTTTTTTAGTTACAGTTGCTCCATTAAACTTGAATGTCACCGTATACTTTTTAGAAGTCTTTGCCATGAATAATATTATACCATTATATTGCCGGATTTGTGTCAACTGAATCAGCAGACTCACGCATTGTTCGCTTGAACGTGATTGGTGTTTCTTTGAACTCAAACGTCATACGCATCATCATGATGTCAGCAAAGTCGGGAGAACGACCAAGCATCTCTTTAATTTCACTCTTGGGGATAATAGTTAGTTTACCATCTTCTGAACGATCTGTTTGTTTGATAGCATCTAATTCCTCAGCCATATCAGATAATGCTTTCTCCAACGTGTATCCCTCAATGTTAGTATCAAATTTTGTAATGCAAATTGCCACTTGTCGATTGTTTACCATTTCACTTAACTTGAAATAGCATTGACATCTGAAGTTTCGATAGTTGGCTGGTACGAGTCTTGAAACAACAAAGTCCCAGACAGGGAGTGGAGAGCGACCGCCACTAAACCCCTTAATACCGCGCATACCATCAACTACACCACCACCAACTCCGTCTTCATCAGCCAGTACGTTCTGATACCCAATCGCTTCGTCTACAATTATCTCCTTCATTCGTTTGATAGTTTCGTCTATCCCTTGAAAGGTGTACACATAAAGCCCATAAAGTTCTAGACCTTTGAATGTTCCAAGCACAATCTTATCACCACCGAAGCGGGCAATATCAGCCACGAGTGACTTCACTTCATTATTATTTGTTAACGTATTTCTAGTGAGATCAGTAATCGCTTCATAGTTCATTATCTTTTGTGGGTCATCATCAAAGTCAAAGTTACCTTTCAGTAGACGCTCACGAGTAACCTTATCCGACCGCTCCAGGTTTGTGATGTACGCTACTGGGAGATATGGATTATCTCCTGGGAGAGCACGAATGAAAGACCGATAACTAGGCATCGTTCCCTCTTTCCATGGTTTGTAGTAGTCACGATAAACGTGACCCTTGTTTGGGTTAAAAGTTTCTAACCAGAACGGTTTGACCGATACACCATTGAGATTATTTTTTCTACCAACACGAGTCTTTAGAATAGACTTCGCTTTCTCTGGTGTTTCGTTCGATTCATCTATCCACGCCCATGTTATCTCCAGCGAGCCGAAGCGAGTGTATTCAGGGTCTTGTGGACTGTATGCCGTATCTAAAAAATATATTTGTGAGCCGTTAGCAAATGTGAGAACTGACTGCTGAGCATCGTATTTATAATCGTTAGACTTGTATCCAAGCTCGTTGAATATTTCAAAAAGAGTAGTCATTGTCGTTAAACGCAATGTCTTAAGTTCCTTACGACCAATCGCACCACGCGAACCGGGATACTGCTCAGCGATGACAATAGCGAGATAGCAACCGAGTCGACTTTTACCACCACCAGCTGCGCCACCATAGCCAAGCTCAGTAATCTCGTCTGATTCCCATGCTTCCCAGGCGAGAGTTTGTTTTGGGAGTAAGTTAATGGTAGATTCCATTTTTTACAACTAAAATAGACTTCAAGTTACCACTCAGATTGATGTCTGCTTTTTCTGTCATTTTTCCTTTTAACTTAAACGCTAATTCCAACTCAGCCTTTCTATTTCCCTCTTTATTTTCAATATCATCAGACAAAGCTCTGAGTAACATATCATCAGGTAGGTAGGATTCACATAGTTCTCTAAATCCTTCACTTTCAGTAAGTTTTTGCGGATTTTTGGCTGTATTAGGAGAATATCCAGCCTCCATCATAGCTCTACTTACATTTCCACCGTTTTCAACCATAATGTCAAGGGCTCTTTTTTGTTTAATAGTTGCCATAACTAAAACATTATACCACCATCTTTAGTCACAATATCTTGAAAAGATAACTTTAAAGAATGAATTTGCATATAAAAATTATATAATATATTTATTATTTTTGCCACTATATTTAAATCAGCTTCTTGAGCACAGACAATAT